ACATAGACATGACGCTTGCAGAGCTGAACGGTCACCGGGATATGGTTACCCAACTGCATAAAGCCAGGGAGACTTTACAGAACATGCAAGGCAAGATTCTGAGTGCTCAACAGTATGACGGGATGCCGCACACGCACACTGCCAGTCGTAGCACAGAAAATACGGCAATCTCCATGGAAATTGCGCTTGATGATGTGGCTCGCCTGGAGCGCATCGTGAAGAGGTCGGAGGAAAGCGGAATCAGGGAATGGATTATGGCTATCCCTGATGTTCGGACAAAACTGATCTTCGCCCTGCGCTTTCTGGACGGGAACTCATGGGAGGGCGTGGCGGCGGCTGTCGGCGGGAGAAACAGTCCGGAGGCCGTAAGTGCTACATGTTATCGCTATCTCAACATAGAGGATGCTCCATAATTACCATGGGAGGCCGATTCCTCGCGTTGCAACGGCAGAGAGCGAGACAGGCAATATTCGTATATCCCCCGGAACAGAAAGCAAAGGATAGCCGTTTACACTGACACAGCGGCAAAAAGATGCAGAGCACTATTGAGCCGCGTAGTGCGTTATAACTTGAAATGGGCTTCAAAATCTGATATTGTTACAATCGCAAAATCCGAATCAAACATCGAAGCATCGCTGTTCACCGCGGCGGTGCTTCAACTATTTTTTGGGAGGAGGGCATGTTGTCCGGCATAGCTCCTTTGAATACGCCGCCGACAGGCGAGCATCAAAGGAGGGTGTCACATGACACTGAAAGAGAGATTCAAAAACAATCCCCAGTTTTACTATGCACTGTCGATCTGCGCAACCTGGGCCGGAATCGGCTCTCTGATGAACGGCGTCACCATGACACAGACCTACGGCGTCATCCCGTCGCTGATCTGGGTATTCGGCAACACCGTGGCCTGTATTTTTTTCGGGACTGTGGCCTGCAATATTCCGAAGGTGCGGGAAGTGTTCCAGTCCAGGCTCATGCGGTACATCTGCGGATTCATGTGCGTATTCCAGGCATGGCTTTCAATGAACGGGATGCAGACAGTATTTGCCGACACTGCCCTCGGCCCCGACTTCGGCAAGTATGTGGCTTATGCGCTGGCCGTATTTTTTCTGATCATCCTGCTACGCTTCGGGATGATCAGAAACGTGCTTACAGACGGCTTCGGGTGGATCATCGTCTATCTGATGGCCGCGGGCGTCACTGCCGCCGCACTGATCCACACGCGAGGAGCTGTCAATCCGATCAGTCTCGGCCTCGAAGCAGAGCCGATGAAAACCGGCATCTGGAAAGCGGTTCTTCTGCTGCCCGGTCCATTCACCTACCCGTACTTCTTTGAAATTCTGTCCTATAACGAAAAAAACGTGGACGGGACGGCAAAGGTGAATGTAAAGCGCGCCTTCACCATGGGCGGGCTGCTCTTCGGCCTGTATATGGCGATCGTCTTTCCCCTCGCGTGGACGCGGTTCACGCCGACCCTCAACATCGTCAAGGCCGTGCTGATCACGATCATCGGCACATCTACCCTGTCCTCCTCCATGTACAGCATCTATATCGCCTTCGGGAAAAAGGTCGGGCTTGCCATCAATGCCGGTCTGATCGCCGGTTGGAGCATCCTGATCCCGCTGGGCGTGATGGGGATGTGGACGCTCATGGCCTCGGTGCGTATCTATTTCGTCGCCTCCGGCATCATAGCCGCTATCGTCTGGAATGCCTACGAGAAATGGAAGGCGGTGCGGGCATGAGACAGATACTCGGCCGCAAGCAGACCAGCCATAACGACGACTGGAACTATGCCATGGCTCACATTGAGGAGCTGATCTCCCCAGAGGAGGTCAAGGACTACGCCGACGAGGCCCTGACGGAGATCCGGCGGGCGACGGACGGCAAAAGAGCAGCTTATGCCTACAGCGCGGGTAAGGACAGTATTGTCCTTGCCAATCTCTGTGAAAAGGCCGGTATCACCACCGGCTATTTTGCTTACTGCGATCTGGACTACCCCGCTTTCGTGGCATGGGTCAAGGAGCACAAGCCCGCCGGCGTCCAGATGATGCACACCGGGTATGGCCTCGATTGGCTGTACCACCATCAGAATCTGATCTTCGCCGAGGGAACCCTTGGGCAGCGGTGGCATCAAATCAGCCAGCGAGGCCCTTTCACTCAGATGTTCTTCGATAATCATCTGGATCTCCTGCTCATGGGGCACCGGACGATTGACGGAAATTTCTGCGGCTCTGACGGCTATATCCGAAAGAGCAGCGGGGAGGTCCGCTTTTCTCCGCTCCGGGCATGGCCTCATGAAGCCCTGCTCGGCTATATCCATTACAACAACCTTGCGCTGCCGCCGATCTACGGATGGAAAGACGGATGGGTGCAGGGGACGCACGCCTGGCCGGAACGCGAGTTCTGTAGCGAGGACATTATGAAGGGCTATCGGGAGATCTACGAGATCGACCCGTCAATTGTCCTGAACGCGGCAAAGAAGATTCCCAGCGCGCGCCGCTTCCTGGAGGGGGTGGGCGCATGAATATCACCATGATTCCGCTGGCGGAGCTGAAGCCGAATCCGCGGAATGTGCGCCTGCACTCTGCAAAACAGTTAGAAGAATACCGACGCTCGGTCGCAAAGTTCGGCCAGACCAAGGCTATCGTCTGTGACGAAAACAAAACAATCCTGATCGGCAACGGACTCTATGAGGCTATGAAAGCCCAGGGCATGACCGAAGCTGCCTGCTTCGTCAAAACCGGCATGTCCGAGAGCGACAAGCTCAAAATGATGATGGCCGACAACAAGGTATACTCTCTCGGCGTGGATAACCTGGACACCATCGAGGAAATCATTGCCGAACTCGGCGCCATGAAAGACTTCGATATTCCCGGCTATGATGCTGATCTTCTTGAAACGCTGACCTTCGAGCCGGACGATGCTGACGACTTCATGGGCGGCTATGGAATCCTGGACGAATCATCAAAGGCAAGCATGGAGCGTGCCGCCGAAAGATATGCCCAGGAAGAGGCTGAATTTGCCGCCACAGCGGAAAAATTGTCCGTTCCGAACCGGAATATGCCTGCCGGGGACAGGAATTTGCGCGAAGCTGCCCCAGGAACGACCGAGGAAACGCCGGGAAGAGCCCCCACGCCGCAGACCGATATAGTTACATCCTCGGAAGAAAAAGCCGAGGGAACGCAAGGAATCGCGTTGCAACGGCGCTTCCTTGTCTGCCCGAAATGCGGTGAGAAGATATGGCTGTGAAGCGCATCGAGGGCACGATCGACGTCGTGACCGCCGCACGGCAGCGGCTTCTCAACGTATTCTCCAATGGCGTCCCGGTATACATGAGCTTCTCCGCCGGAAAAGACAGCCTGTGCATGGCGCATCTGACATACAGCCTCATTCGTGAGGGAAAGGTCAATGCCCGGCAGCTTGTGGTTATCTTCATCGACGAAGAGGCCATCTACGACAGCATGTATCAAATGGCAATCCGGTGGCGGAAACGCTTTCTTGCCGTCGGTGCCGAATTCAGATGGTACTGCCTGCCGGTAAAGCAATCCAGCATCCTCAACTATCTGCAGTCCACGGAATCATGGATCACTTGGGAGCCAGGGAAAGAGGATTGCTGGGTCAGGCAGCCGCCTCCTTTTGCAATCATGCGCAGCCCGTATCTGGAATACCCGGGACAGATGAACTATCAGGACTTCTGCCAGACGATTTCCCGTGACGGCATCCAGATGGTTGGGCTGCGTGGCTCCGAATCCATCCAGCGGGCGGCGCTTCTGGCAAAAATCGCCCTTGGGAAGGGCGGGATTACCGGGAAGAACTGTCAGTACCCCATATATGACTGGCGGGATAGAGACATCTGGCTCTACATCAAGGAGCACAATCTGGATTTCCCGGACGCATACATACACCTGTTTCAGGTCGGAGTGCCAAAACGGCAGCTCCGGCTTTGCAATTTCTTCGGCTCCGAGGGCATTTCCGGCCTACGCTGGATCGCCGAGACAGATCCTCAACTATGGCAGCAGGTGGAAAAGCGCGAGCCGAACGCCTATCTCACTCTCCTGTATTGGGATAGCGAAATGTTCAAGCGCAGGACACGAAAGCGCCGGGAGCTGGAAGGCAGCGCCCCGCTGAAAGACTACAAGGCTGAGTGCAAGAAAATGCTCTTTACCGAGGCCGACAAGTATTTCAGTATAGACAGCATGAAAAGAGTTCACCGGGCATACCGGGCGTTCTACATCCGGAATAGCGGTGTCATGACCAATGAGCATTTCCGGATCATGCACGACGCCATCATAGCCGGAGATCCGAAGCTCCGATCACTCCGGGCGCTCTACACGACGGTCTACAAGGAGTATGCAGACCTCAGCCGTGCCACTTCCCCAAAGAAGGGGGGTGAACAGGCATGACAGAGGTTGATGTGTTCGGCCCGCTTGCCTCCCTGCAGTGGGTAGACCGCTCGATGCTCCACGCGAATGATTACAACCCGAACAAGGTTTCGGAAGAAAATTTGCAGCTGCTGGTGCAGTCGATCCTCACGAACGGCTGGACGCTGCCCATCGTTGTACGTCCGGACTTTACGATCATAGACGGCTTTCACCGCTGGACGGTTTCCGGACGGGAACCCCTGCTGTCCAAGCTCGGCGGCAAGGTGCCCGTGGTGATTGTCAACCATGAGAATGAGGCTGATGATATCTATGGCACCATTACGCACAACCGTGCGCGCGGCACTCATCTTTTGGAGCCGATGAAGGCCATTGTGAAGCGACTGATCGACGAAGGCAAGACCGTCGAGGAGATCAGCAAGCAGCTCGGCATGAGGCCGGAAGAAATCTTCCGCCTCTCTGATTTCTCCCGTGATGAATTTCTCGCCATGATGACGGATGGCGTTACAGGATATTCCCGCGCTGCCATCTACAAGGGCGTATAACAGATACGTGGGCGCTTGGGAGGCCGAGAACGGCTTCCCTCGCGCCTTTCTGCCTAACCAACGTGGATATAGACTGCTGGCAAAAACGCGAGGCAGGCCCGTTGCAACGGCTCTCAGTGGTAAACCAAGTAAAATGAGGTGGTGATGTGGCTGGGAAAGCGAATGCGCCGAACTGGAAGAAGATCAAGGCAGAATATCTCCGCGGTGGAACATCCTACGGGAAACTCGCACAGAAATACGGTATTCCCAAGTCCACAATAGCAGACAAAGCGAAGCGCGAGGGCTGGGGCGAAATACAGCAAGAGATATCGGACGAAACCCGGACAAAAACCGTACAGAAAATAGCCGAGCAAGAATCTGACCTTCTGGCTGAACTATCTGAAATGCAGGCAAAAGCAGCTAAAGGCCTGTATGAGAAACTCCTGAAGGAAATCAAGGAGTATCCGGACGGTGCTGGGACACGGATTGTACGCGAGACGGTAAAGGTCAAGAAGGTCGAATTGGACGGGGGCGAAGAGAGAAAAATCCCCCTCAAATCATCCATCACAACGGACTTTGAATCTGTTGTGAGGTCGCTTGCCACACTCGGAAAGCTATACGGCCTTGATGCAGGGACGATGCTGGCAAAGGAAAGACTTGATCTGCAATACAATTCGCATGAAGACGATAATCCGGAAGATGACGGATTCCTCGAAGCATTGAGCGGGACTGCTGCGGAGGACTGGGCCGATGAAGAAAGGTAAGCCCGTATTCAAATTCAAGCCGTTCAGTCTGAAACAGCGAAAAGTTCTGAACTGGTGGACGCCTGGAAGCCCGGTCAAAGATGCTGACGGCATCATTGCTGATGGAGCGATAAGAAGCGGCAAGACACTTTGTATGTCGCTGTCCTTTGTCTTGTGGGCAATGACCACATACAACGGTGAGAGCTTCGCTATGTGCGGCAAGACGGTGGGCAGTTTCCGCCGCAATGTCCTTTTCTGGCTCAAGATCATGCTATACGGGCGGGGCTATCATTGCGAAGAGAAGCGTAGCGATAACCTCGTCATTATTTCACGCGGGGACACCGAAAACTACTTTTACATCTTTGGCGGAAAAGATGAACGGTCGCAAGACCTGATCCAGGGCATCACGCTTGCGGGCGTTTTCCTTGATGAGGTCGCGCTTATGCCTGAATCGTTCGTCAACCAGGCTACAGGACGATGCAGCGTTGACGGCTCGACGATGTGGTTTAACTGCAACCCGGAATATCCGTCGCACTGGTTCAAAGTGAACTGGATCGACAAAGCCAAGGAAAAGGGCCTGCTGTATCTCCATTTTACGATGGACGATAACCTATCTCTGTCGGAGAAGATCAAAGAGCGATACAAGCGCATGTATACCGGCGTCTGGTATGAGCGCTTCATCCTCGGCCTTTGGGTGCTTGCTCAGGGACTTGTTTTCTCCATGTTCCAGGAGGCGATAGGAGACGCGCCGGAGAGAGAAGCGGAGAAATACTGTCTCTCAATCGACTATGGCACTCAGAACGCCTTTGCTGCGCTGCTCTGGGCCAAGTACGGGGATGTGTGGTGGGCAATCCGGGAGTATTACTACTCTGGCCGTGAGACCGGAATTCAGAAAACCGATGAGGAATACGCGGCGGATCTGGATAAAGCTTTTTCGGACATAACGCCGGGCGCAGCTCTTGAAACGATCATTGACCCGTCCGCAGCGTCTTTCATTGCTCTGCTGCGCAAGCGCAACGGCAGGTACAAGGTCATTCCAGCGGACAACGCCGTGCTTGATGGCATCCGCGAGACGGCTACGGCGATGAAAACCGGGAAAATCAAAATCAGCCGGCTTCTGACCGCATGGCGGAAAGAGGCTGAGGGCTACGTTTGGGACGAAAATGAAAAAGAGGATAAGCCTGTCAAGGTGAATGACCACGCCATGGATGCTACGAGGTATTTCGTCAAAACGAAGCACATCTGCCGGGTGAGGCGTGCGTACACATCAATTTTTGCGAGGTAATACTATGCTGACCTATGAAGATTTCTTGAAATGCGGAGACGATGAAGAACGCCGGAAGGCGTTTGTTTTGACCGCCATAAAACGGCATGAGAGCGACCCGCGCTTTCAGTACGCTGCTGATGCTCAACTCTATTATGACGGCGAGAACCCGACGATCAACCGCTATGAGAAAATCATCTATGACCTGACCGGGCGGGCACATGTCGATATGTGGACTGCCAACCACAAGATAGCCAGTAAAATCTATAAACGTGTAACGAATCAGGAGGTAGCATATCTTCTTGGCAACGGTGTGCGTTTCTCCGAAAAGGATACCAAAAAGAGACTCGGAAAGATGTTCGATAAGCGCGTCATGCAGGCCGCGTTATATGCACGCATTGCTGGCGAGGCATACGGATTTTGGAACAATGACCACTTGGAAATTTTTCGACTCCGAGAATATGTCCCGCTGCCGGGAGAGGAAACCGGGCTGCACATGGCCGGCATTCGCTTCTGGCGGCTCGCGCAGGATAGACCGCTCCGCGTAACGCTTTTCGAGATGGACGGCTATACCGATTACATCCAGCGCAAGGGCGAGGATATGTCTATACTCTCAAAGAAAAGGCCGTACAAGGTGATCGTGAGCCGGACAAAGGCTGAGGGCGAACAGGTGATCGGCAGCGGCAACTATGACGGATTTCCCATTGTTCCCATCTATGCGAATGAGGAACACAAGTCATCCCTCAACGGAAACCGCAACACCATCGATGCTCTGGACATTGCCAGATCTGGCATGGTCAACAATGTGTCGGAGGGCGCTCTGATCTACTGGATCCTCACCAATTGCCAAGGCATGGATGATTTGGACGATGCGCAATTCATCGAACGGCTGAAAACCATGCATGTTGCCCACGCGAATGGTGATGCTGGCGCGAAAGCGGAGGCACATACCATTGAGGCCCCTGTTGACAGCTCAAAGATAACCATTGATGAGCTGAAAGCTGGCCTGAACGAAGATTTCCAGTCTTTCGACTATAAATCAGCGTCTGCTGTCGCTGGACAGACGGCCACAGGTATACTTCTGGCGCAGGCCGACCTTGATCTGAAATGCGATATCGAGATTGAACCGCAGGTAACAGAGTTTATCGTCAATATCCTGTCCCTCGCCGGGATTGACGATGAACCGACCTATAACAGAAACCGGTTTATCAACAAGCTCGAGGAAACCCAGTCGCTGATTATGCAGGCCCCGTATTTGGATGATGAATACATAACAAAGGCAATCCTCGCCATCAACGGCGATATTGACATGTTCGATGATCTCATGAAAAGAAAGGTTGCGGAAAACGCCACCCGGCTCAGAGAAGCCGAGAGGCGTTTGAAGGAATTGGAGGGACAGAATGGACGAGGAAACCAAGAAAATTCTGACGGGAATGGGGATTCCGACAGAGCAGATTGAAGAACTGGTCAAGGCTACTCAGGAGGCAATAGCCGCCGCAGCAAGCATGATAGCGGATTTTGCGGCCTCTATTGCTGACGCGATCTCTAATCTGATGCCCGATATTGTCGAGGAAATAGAAAGGGCCATAGCTGAGAATACAGACAATTCTCGCAGGCAATGGAAGCCCGTCAAGAATACAATTCCGTACCACCAGACCGTGACTCGCCGAGTGATACCCCGTGCAAGGAGCTGTTGCTGAATGGCTGATAAAGCACATGAAATGACCGATGCCATGCTTGACGAGCTGGAGCAGCGCATAGCCGAAGAATACGCCAAGGCGTCCCTTGAAATGCAGAAAAAGCTCCGGGAATACATGGAGAGTTTTGCAGAGCAGGAGGCCGCGCAGCGTGCTCTTCTTGATGCGGGAAAGATCACACAGAAAGACTTTGACAACTGGCGTATACGTCACGAAATGATGGGCAAACGTTGGGAGGCTATGGCCGACGTGCTCGCACAAGACCTCCAAAACGCCCGTGAAATCGCGCTCAAAATAGCCAGTGGGAAAATGCCTGACATTTACGCCTTGAATGGCAACTATGCAACATGGCAGATCGAACATGACGGCGAGATCGACACAGGATTTACGCTCTATAACCATGATACCGCCGAATTCCTTCTGGGGGGACACAGACAGCTCATGCCACCGCCTGGGCCGCGCAGAGCCGCGGAGATTGCCGCCGGGGGAATGCAGTGGGACAAGCAGAGAATCCAGAGCGCTGTGCTGCAAGGCATCCTTCAGGGCGAAGGCCCCTACAAGGTGGCGGAACGTCTTCGGAATATTGCCGAGATGGGCTATAACGCCTCTGTCCGGTATGCCCGCACTCAGGGAACCAGTGCTCAGAACGCAGGAAGATATGACAGTTACCGCAGAGCGCAGAAACTGGGCGTGGAGCTGACAATCGAATGGCAGGCCACGCTGGACAGCAGAACCAGACACACCCACCGCATGATGCACGGGCAGCGCCGAGAGGTTGACGAGCCTTTTGAGGTAGACGGCATCAAAATTCTGTATCCGGCTCAATGCGATGGGCCAGGATCGTCCGACATCCCCCAGCACATGATATGGAATTGCCGCTGCACTCTCCTTGCCTGGGTGAAAGGCTATGAGGGTGACACTGTGAAAAGCTCTCCAAAAATGGGCGGCTTGAGCTTTGAGGAATGGCTGAAAGCCACGCCGGAATCGAGGAAAATCCATGTCTGATTTTGAAATACGAGTGGTAGACCACAGCGGGGAAGTGCTGAAGGAGCTTGACGCCAAAATAGAGCGTATCCTTGAAGCCTGGGGGCAGCAGGGCGTGAGTTATGTGAAACAGGTCATCACGGCGGAAAGCCGTGTGGACACCGGCGCCATGAGGAACAGTTTCAGCCACCAAGTCGATGCCGGGGAAAACGTCGTCTATGTTGGGACGAATAATGAGTATGCGCTTTACCATGAGTACGGCACTGGCATATACGCAGACAACGGGAAGGGTCGACAAACACCCTGGGTATACCAGGATGCGCATGGCGAGTGGCACAGAACGCGCGGCATGAAGCCGATCCACATGATCAAAAACGGCATTGGGCATCATGTCAATGATTTCAAAAAGATAGCCGAGGACGAGCTGAAAAAATAGCAACTATCCGGAGCCCCCGGACGGTTGCTATTTCTTTCGCACCACATAGGTAAGAACACATTTCAAGCCCCATGCTCACGTCGCCAAATGGTTTGGCACCGGTTTTGTAATCCGGCAACCGCAGTTCGATTCTGCGCGTGAGCTCCATCGGTAAAGACCGCGAAGAACAGCGGTTTTTATATATAACAATCGTGGGCGAAGAACAGCCCCCAAAGAAAAGGAGATTGTGTCATGGCACTTAAACGCGAATTTCTTGCTGCTCTCGGCATCGAAGAGAGCAAGATCCAGCCCATCATCGATGCACACATCGAGACGGTGGACGCGCTGAAGAAAGAGCGCGACACCTACAAAGCCGAAGCTGACAAACTCCCCGGAGTACAGGCGGAGCTTGAAAAGGCACAGGCAGCCGCGAAGGACAGCGGCAAGTACGACAAGCTCAAAGAGGAGTATGACGCCTACAAGGCCGGCGTCGAGAAGGAAAAGGTACTGGAAGCGAAGCGCACTGTCCTGCGCGAGATTGCCAAGGATGCTGGACTTTCTGAGGCTGGCATTGCGAAGGCTGTCAAGTACCACGACTTTGACAGTCTTGAGCTTGACGAGAAGGGCGCGGCTAAAGGAAAAGCCGCTATCCTCAAAGGCCTCCAGGAAGAGTGGGCTGACTACGTGCAGACCACCGAGACCAAGGGGGCAGATATCGCCACGCCGCCCGCGACCGGCGGCACCAGCAGAAAGACAGTCGATGAGATCATGGCAATCAAGGACGATGCGGAGAGACAGACTGCAATTGCCCAGAATCTTGACCTCTTCGGCGCCTGATGAAAGGAGATAAACAATGGCAACCAATGTAACTACTGCTGCTGAAACCAATGTCATTACCACTGCCCAGATGGTAAAAGCCCGCGAGATCGATTTCGTCCGGAAGTTTACCGGCGAGGGTCTCAAAAAATTGCTCGAAGTCATGGGCGTTACCCGTCAGATCGCCATGATCGACGGCACCAAACTGTACTACTATGTCACCACCGGCACCCTCCAGAGCGGTCTTGTCA